CACTGACCCGTATCAGGCCGCGCGGCAAATCCAGATTGCTTCGACCATGGAAGCCATCATGCGCTACGGCGCGCCGGAAATGGACGAAAGCGGGGCACTGAAAGTCAAGCGGGACAAGGATGGAAATCCCACGGTTCCGGGTCTGCTGCCCGGCCTTGCGCCGGTGTGGGACAAGCTGCCGCAATTCTTCGGCTGGATGGTCGCACGGCGCGCGCAGCTCCTGAAATCGCAGGGGCGAGAGAATCTCATGTCCGATGAAGACATTGCCGTCGGGCTGGCATTCCGTGACGGCAACGAAGCCGCATTCGATGAAGCCGCGCGCAACTACCTGCAACTGAAAAACGCCATTCTCGACCTGGCCGAACAGCACGGCGGCACCATTGACCCGGATGCCCGCGCGGCATGGGATCACGTCGAGTACATCCCCTTTTACCGCACAGATGCCGATGAAGGCCGGGCTTTCGGTCCGGGCACGCGCAAGGGATTGTCTAACCAAAGTGCGGGCATCCGCCAGTTAACTGGCAGCGAGGAAAATCTGAATGACCCGCTGTCCAACATCATCCAGAATTTCACACGGTTGATGGATTCGGCGCTGAAAAACCGCGCCATGCTGCTGGCCGTGGATGGTCTCAAAGACAGTGGCACTTTCGAGAAATTGGGCATGGATACCAAGCCCGAAACCGTGCCGTTGGCCGAGGTGAAAAAGTACCTGCAAGCACAGGGTCTGGACGCGCAGACCTTGGCGCTCACGCCGAAGGCATCCCTTGAAGGCATCGCCCGCATGCTGACCCTGCAAGCGCCGATGGGGGATGACGTTGTGCGGGTGATGCGCAAGGGGCGCGCGGAATATTACCGCGTCGCTGACCCCTTGTTGCTGCGCAGCCTGACGGCCTTTCACGACACGCCGATGGCCGCATGGATGAAACCGCTTATCTGGTCGAAACAGGCGCTGACCGCCGGTGCCACGATTACGCCGGATTTTATCGGGCGCAACATGGCGCGCGATACGCTCGAAGCGTGGTTGACTTCCAAAGGCAAATTTACCCCGGTGCTGGATACCCTGCGCGGCGTGGGCGAGACCCTGCGCGAATCCCCACTGGCGCAAGACCTCATGATGGCCGGGAGCTATTTTCACGGCGGGCTGTTCCACGAAGGCGACTACGAAGCGACCGGGCGTGCCACACGCCGGGCACTGCGCCAGCACGGTATCAGTGAATCCAAAGCGGAAGCGGTGGTTAAAACGCTCGTCAACCCCAAACGCATCTGGGATGTCTACCGGCGCGTGGCCGAAAGTACCGAAATGGGTAGCCGGATATCACTGGCGAAACAGCGCATGGACAGGGGCGGCAGCTTCCGCGAGGCAGCGCTTGAGGGCAAGGATTTTCTGGACTTTCAACTGCGTGGCGATTCGGCGTTGCTGAAATTCATGGTGGGCACGGTACCGTTTATGAATGCGCGGATACAGGGCAATTACCGGCTGGCGCGGGTGAGTACGGCCAGCGACCGGCGGAAGATGGTACTGGCGCGGCTGGCGGTTATGGCGAGCGCCACGGCCATGCTGTACGCGTGGAACCAATTGGCGCATGGCGATGCGTATGACGATTTGGAAGAGTGGGAAAAGGATGTGTACTGGCATGTCGCGCCGGGGACGCCGTATCACGTCCGCATACCAAAACCTTTTGAACTGGGGTTGTTTGCGGGTACCGCCGTAGAGCGCTCGATGGCCGCGTTTAATCATCACGCCATCAGCGAAGGCCAGCGCGGTGATCGGCTTGAAGACAGTTGGGCAGCGCTGTTACGCGGGGCAGGCGATACGCTCGCGATGAACCCCATCCCGCAGGCGTTCAAGCCGCTGGTCGAGCTGTGGGCGAACGAGAGTGCATTTACCGGCGCGCCGATTGAATCGCAGGGAGACCGCTGGAAAGCGCCGTCTGAACGCAAGACCGCGCACACGTCTGAAACGTTGGTACAGGTGAGCCGGGGCATGGAGGCGGTGTTGGATGATAAAGCGCCATCTCCGAAACAGCTACAACACCTGTGGCGCGGTTACTTTGCCGGGATGGGCATGTATTTCATGGATGCGGTCGATGTGCCGGTGCGCTGGCTGACCAATGCGCCCGAGAAGCCGGAAAAGGCGTTGCGCGAATGGCCGTTGATCGGGACGTTTGCCCGTGGCGATACCCCGGCGCGCAATACCGCGCCCATGACGCAACTGTACGATTGGCGCGATGAGGCGCAGAAGCGGTCAAGGGCAGTCAAAGATGCGCTGGACAATAAGGATGTTAACCGCGCACGCAATCTGGAAGCCGAATGGGGTTGGCTGCTCGGCTCGCGCGTGCGCTCATCCAATGCCAATGGCGGATTTATGCATGCAGGCGTGCAGCAGTTGGAGCGCACGGCGCGTGAGCTGGCCGAGATTCGCCGCGCGGACAATGACATCTACGCGAGTCGCACGCTCACCCCGGCGGAGAAGCGCCAGCGGTTGGACGCGAATGCACAACGCCGGAATGCGCTCGCACGCCAGCGCGTCAACCAACTACGCGAACGGGAATATCAGCACAAGCGCAAGGCAGCGTAGAATCTGACTCTATTGACCGGGCGTGAACAAGTGATTACAATTAAACCATGTTCACGATCAAACAGACCCCAGAATTCGTGCAGTGGCTAAACGGTCTGAAAGACGGGATGACGCGCATCCGCCTAGGTAAGCGGCTGGACAAAGCGCAGCGCGGGATTCTGGGCGATGTGGAGCCGGTGGGCGAAGGCGTCAGCGAGATGCGCGAATTCTTCGGCCCCGGCTGGCGCATGTACTACGTCCAGCGCGGCGAAACCCTGATCGTGATGCTTGGCGGCGGCGATAAGTCCACACAGTCAGCGGACATCAAGCGCGCCATTGATCTTGCTAGAACCCTCCGGGAGTAACACCATGACCAATACGATCAAGATTTCCAGCCTCCCCGAGTTCGACCTCGCGGAACACCTCAAGACCAGCGAGGACGTAGCCAACTACTTAACCGTCGTGCTTGAAGATCACGATTCGGCCGAGTTGGCGCACGCACTAGGCGTTATCGCTCGCGCGCGCGGCATGACCGAAGTAGCAAAAGCCAGTGGACTGACGCGCGAGGCGTTGTACAAGGCGTTTCGCCCCGAGTCCAAGCCGCGATTTGATACCGTCATGCGCGTATGCGGAGCGCTCGGGGTGCGCTTTGTCGCCGAACCTCGTCACATGCCGCTAACGGCGGCGTGACGGCGGCGCTGCCGGTGTCCGTTGACTTGTGACGCAAATGGATAATGATGGGCGCTCCATCCCAAGATGCGCCTACACCATGTCTGATACTGCCATTGCCGCCCAGCTCCCGGAACCGCCGTCCAGCGAAGAACTTGACGCCTTTGACCAAGGTGTCGAGGCCGCGCGGGCGATGGAGCCGGAACCGCTGCCGAGTCTGCAAGACGCTGTAACGCCTTCTGAGCCGCCGCCGCAGGTGGATGAAGGGGAAACCGTAGACGACGCGCCTGCGAGCGTAGAGGACGGCGAAGAGCCAACCGAAGATGCCGCCGATGAGGACAAGGCCGATGACAACGCGGCCGCCGACAAAGACGATGCACCCGCCGATCAACCGCAACAGGACGCCACGCCGCGCCAGCAAAAGCGATTCCGGGAGTTAAAGGAAGAGATCGAATCCATCAAGCCGCTGGCCGAGCGCGCGCGCGAGTGGGAGCAGACCATACAGTCAACCGGTGCCAGCCCGGAACAGTTTGGGAACATGCTCAACTATCTGACCGCCATCAACTCCGGTGATCCGGCGCAGATGGGCAAGGCATACGAAACCATGCAGGCGGAATTGGCGTGGCTGGGCAAGCAGCTTGGAAAACCTGCGCCAGGTTACGACCCGCTGACCGAGCACGCCGACTTGCAGGCGCAAATCGAGCAAGGCACGCTGTCACGTGAGGCCGCGCAGGAGCTGATTGCAGCGCGCCGCCAGCAGAAAATCTATACACAACGCCAGCAGCAGACCCTCCAGCAACAGCAGCAGCAGGCCGCGCAGCAGCAGGCGCTGGACGCGGTAGCCGCGCTCGGCGACAGGCTGCGGGCGCAGGATGGTGCGCTATTCAAAGCCCGATTCAAGGCCATCGAGCCGATGGTTACGGTCATTCAGGACAGCCTGCCGCCTGCACAATGGGCAGCGGCCATCGAAAAAGCCTATCAGGCCGCGCCCATTATCCCGGCAACGCCTCGCGCACCTGCGCCCAATCCCGCGCGTACGTCATCTGCGCCGCCGCTGGCCGCCGTCCCCAATCCGGATGATGCGTTTGCGTACGGGGTCGAACAGGCACGGCAGCAGGGGCTGTGATGGCTATGGGTCTGAAACCGGCGACTGTACCGGCGCTGGCATCTGAATGATGATGGGAGCCGGTGTGGCTGCGGGTGGTGCTTTTGGCGTGGCGTTGTTCAAGACAAAGGTCATCAGCGTCACGCATAAAGCCACTGCGACAAACAGCGTACCGACAATCCACTTAATGAGATCACTCACGGCTTTGTGAAGCTCCGAGCGTAATTCGCCAATGTCCGCCTTGGTGGCGACAGAGGATTCCAGTCGCGCTACGCGGGCGTACAGTTCTGCGTCTGCGGGCGGTTCATGACCACCTCCACCGGGCGGCAACATCTTGCCGACTTGCTGTTGCAGGCGTTCCACACTCACCAGTCTACGCGGCTCCATCGGGGCTGCTCCCTTCTTCGGTTGAGCCGGTCAATGTCTCAATGTGCGCCAACGCGCCCGCCATCTTGGCAGGGTCATTGCGCGAAACCAGATCATTTGCCATCTCGTGAATCAACTCGATCACGCGCTCGCGTTCAGGGTGGGTAGACAACAGCGCCATCAACACAATGTCATTGCTGATCGCCATATCCACCAGACGGGATGTCGTGGAAAGCAGCCAATCGAGTGCCTGTTGGTTTTTTTGAGTGACCTGTTCCATAAGGCACAGTGTAGCACCCGCCCGCCTCCGTTGACTCGCCCGCCAGTTTGTGTATTGTTGGCGCGTCTGAACCGTTGCACCATCGTGGCGCGTCGTCAAGCTGGGTTCGCCGCCAGCAGCGTAGTAGAAGTGCCGCAGCCTCACGCACTGCGGGGTCGCGAGGGAGCAATGGGAGTCAGACCGTGGTGTCGTTAAGCCTTGACCTGTTCGCGGCAGGCCGAAGGTAGCGGGGTAAGGAGCGTCACGCACTCCCGGCACTGTGCACAATCCGGCCACGTCCACCCTGCTACATGCGGGGTCTGGGGTTATCTGGCCGCTCAATTCTCCCCCTCCCCCATATCCCTTGAGGTGCAATCATGCCTTTAACCGCCGCACAGTTGGCGATTGGTGCCAACTATCAGCTCCAATCCTACGCCAAACATGAACCCATCGACCAATTTACCGCCCAGCGCCCGCTGGCTAAATGGCTGATCGAACACAAGCAGGACTCGATTTTCGGTAACGGCAAATTTAATGAGCCTGTCCGCTTTTCCAACGCGAGCAACTACCAAAACTACACCGGCGACGATCAAGTCACCTACAACAAAAAGGATACCGTCCGCTGGGCTGTGTACGAGCACTACGAAGCGCATGACGGGTTTAGCATCAATGAGACCGAGCTTGCCAATAACGGCATCCTGCTCACGGATGATAAAAATGCCCAGATGGCCGGAGCGGAAAAAATCCAGCTCGTGCATAAGCTGAAGGAAAACTTCACGACTCTCCGGGATGGATTTCAGGAAAACTTTGACAAAGAATTGCATCTGGACGGCAGCGCTAACCCCAACTCGGTACCGGGATTAAGCGCCCTTGTCAGTCTCACGCCCAACACCGGCACGATTGGCGGCATCAATGCGGCGACATCCACGTGGTGGCGCAATTTCGCGCGGCTGGGCATCTCCACCAGCACGGCGGGCAATCTCATCAACAACATGGAAAAGCTGTTTCGTGAGTGCACCACCTACGGCAAGCTTGGCAATCCGGACTTTATCGTCGTGGGGAGTGATCTCTATGACGCGATTCAGGCCGATTCGCTCAAGGTGCTTAGCCGCCATATCAACCTTGGGCAAGCCTCCACCGGTGGCGTCACCGTAGACCCGTCCACCAAGGCACTGGCGTTTAAAGGCGTACCGATTGTCTGGGATCCGACGTTTGATGCGCTCGATGCAGCGGCGGGGTCTGGTTCTGGTGCCAATACCAACAAGTGGGCAAAGCGTGGCTACATGCTCAACTCCAAGGCCATCAAGCTGCGCCCGGTCAATGGCCGCTGGCTCATCCAGCGCAACCCGCCGCGCGTGTATGACCGCTACGTGTACTACTTCGGCATCACGGCAGACTACGGTCTCACGTGCAGCAAGCGCAATTCGCTGGGCGTGTTTTCGATTGCCTGAACCGTAAAAACGAGCGCCCCGGCAGTTTGCCGCTGCCGAGGCGTTCTACATCCACCCCTATTGGCGGATAGGAGCAAACGATTGAAGAAGTATAGCAAGGGCATGTTACGCATGAGCCAGCAAGACGGCATCGAAGTTAGCGGCGAGTTTTCGCCGTTTATTCGCGCCTGTATCGGCATCGCCATTGTGCTGTTTGCCGGTGGCGTGTTCTTGCTTTTTGCGGCTCCGTTTCTGCGTGCACTGCGCTGGTGGTAATCCGTTATCCGTTCCCAACTTAAAGGTACCTTCCATGACCGTCATCCCCCATCTCCGCCTGCTCATCACGCGCGACGAAACCACGACCTTGTATGTGGACGTGCCCGCGTATGAGCTGTCCATGCTCGAAGCGCCCTACCCCGATGGGGCAGTGCAGGAGGTCGAAGCCTACAACGTCGAGGTCGAAGAGTTTGACGCCAGCGCAGAATTTGAGCGCATCGCCGCCAAGTTTGCAGGCCATGCGGCAACCGATGCCGCGCGAGTACGCCGATTCGAGCGCGCACGTGATCTTGCAGCGTGGGTAGCTGAGCGCCAGCCCAAGCCCGACAAGGCCAAGAAGGCGTAAACATGTCTGACTTCAACGGCTCCATGACCGACACCGCGCCGCGTGCCACGCTGGCGCAGTTGCGAACGCGGCTGGCGGTGCGGCTGGGTTATGCGGCCAATGTCAGTACCGGGATGTTCCCGCCGGGGTTTGCCGAACAGATGGACGATCATATCCAGAGCGCACACACGGCGCTGTACCGGCGCTACCCGGCGCTGCATACCGAACGCTGGTGGCGCTGGACGATGCCCAAGGGACAGCGGTTTTACGCGCTGGACGGAGCCGCCGATGCGGGCGGGCAGGTACCAGACCCGCTAAGGGTGACGTGGGCAGGCATCAGCCGCGATAACGAGTCGTGGCGGCTGTTGCTGGGTGCCGTTGATCCGCTGTGGTTTGGCTCGACGCAGAAAGGCATCCCCACGCACTACACCATCCGCCAGCAGCTTGAGGTCTGGCCAGCGCCGGATACGGGCGACTGGACGTTGCGGCTCAAAGCGCATGCCGCGCTGACCCCGCTCGTCAATGATAATGACCAGACCACGCTTGACCCCGAAGCGGTGTTTTTGCTCGCCCTCGCCAACGCCAAAGCGCATCAAGGCGACAATGACGCCGAGCACTACGCCGGACAGGCCAATGCGTATGTGTACAGCCTGATTGCAGGCGCGCATCACACACGGCGCTATGTGCCCGGTGAGCCGTCACCACCGCCGCCAGCCCAAGCGCCTGTACGAGTGTAAGCATGCGCCAGCAAACCTTATCGACCATCAAAACCGGGATGACCCGATTGCGCAGCAAGGGGGGAGCCTCGCCCGATGCGCTGTATGACCTGCTTAATGGCTATGTGACCGTCGCGCAGACCGTCAAGAGCCGTCCGGGGACGCGCATCGCGCACATCATCCCGGATGGATGCCGGGGGCTGGTCTGGTTTAAAAATCGCTTTGTGACGTTCTCACACACGCCGCTTGCCAGCCCAGACCCGCGCGTGAGGGTCGAAGTCCTGCCGCATCCGGAAGATGACGATACCCACAAGACACCGCTACACGCCATCCACTACGCATTGCCGTTTCTCGGGCATCTCTACGTCGTGGCCGAGTTTGTAGACGGTCTCACGCGCCATTACTGGCTAGAGACCGGTCCGCGCTGGCAACCCAATTCGATGTATCAGGCCGGTGACGTGGCGCGCCCGGCCACGGGTGACAATGGGCTGGTCTACGTGGTCGCAAACACCCATGACGGTCTGGCATTGTGGACGCCGAATGTGTCCTATCAGGTGGGCGACGTGGTGTTGCCCACGGTGTATAACGGCTATCGCTATGTGGTCACAGAGGTGCACGGGGAGCGCGCGCGTTCGGGCGAAGTGGAACCGATATGGCCCGCAGTACCCGATGCAACGGTGGATGAGGATGCAGACGACTCCCCGCGCACAGACACGCCGACACCGCCGCCAGGAACCGGCCATCCGCCGGGCGGCGCGCCGCCGCGCAACCCGGACCCTCGCTATGGCAGTGGGCAATCTCGCGCAGGCAACAATACAGCATTGGAGTAAGTCATGGCCTTTCCCCTCTGGCAGCCCAACCGCACCTATCGCCCCGGCGATATCGTGGTACCGCGCACACAGCCGCCGAGCTACAGCGTTGCGCTCGCAAACGGCAACTTTGAGCAGGGCAATACCGGGTGGGACTTCAGCGGCCAGGTCAGCTATGCCCCCAGAACCACCGACAACGGCCAGCCCTGCGCCATGCTCGATTACGGCAAGGCGGGCGGTGTCGCGCTGAACCAGTCGCAGTTAAGCGTGCCGCCTGGAAAACCGCTGACCGTGCGCGGGTCGATCATGATTAAGAAAAAAGGGGTCGGCGGTGGCGGCAATGTCATCATCCGCTGGTACACCGCGCAAGACATCTTCATCAGCGAGCACCACAGCGATTTTGTCGCCGGGGGCAAGCAGGGCTGGAAAGAGGCCAGGATCACCGCCGCTTGTCCGCCCAATGCCGCGTACGCGCGCGCCGGGTTTGCGCTCTCGGTGCAAGGCAGCAACAACCGGATTTACGCCGGGATGCTGGCCGTCCTCACCACCGTCTATCCGCCGCCGCCGCCGGGGTTGACCTTCAAGGCGGTGCAGGACAAAGCCGCCGTCAGCGCCGCGCACGAACCCGACTGGCCGCGCACAACAGGCATACAGGTCACAGACGGCGATGTGATTTGGGAGGCGCAAATTGCATCGCGCCTGACGTGGAAGGCCGAGCCGCTATACCTGTCGGGCACCACCGAACCAGAGTGGCCGCAGTATGTCGGCGGGCGGGCAACGGACGGCTCGATCACGTGGCAGGCCGCAGCGCGTGACATCGATGACCCCAATTGCCCGCATGGCAAAGTCGTGGTCATTGCCGCCTCAAAGGTATTTTGCGCCGATGGCGATATCGTCCGTTATAGCGCTACGGTCAACCCGCTGGACTGGTCATCTGACAACAACGCCGGGTATCTGCCTACCGGGCTGCAAAACTATGGAGCCAATCCTGCCGCCGCCTTGGGGCTGTACCGCTCAAGCGTGATTGCGTTCAACTCCGAAGGATTCCAGTTGTGGCAGGTGGACGAAGACCCCGCGCACATGGAACTACTGGATGCCCTGCCGCTGGGCAGTACTCACCATAAGGCCATTGCGCCCGCCGCCAATGACCTGTTTTTTCTGACCAGTCAGGGCGTCCGCTCGCTGGCGCAGTCCGCCGCCAGCACCAGTTATCAGGCAGGCGATGTGGGCATGCCGATTGATCCGCTCATTCATGAGGCGCTCGCCGCATCCAATGCGCCCTTGGGGCTGTATTACCCGGCCACGGGACAATATTGGCTGCTGTTCAACCGGAACGGGGAGTGTGAGGCGTTTGTCTACAGCACCGGCAGGCCGGGACAGGTCGGCGCATGGTCGCGCTATGTCTTCCCGTTTCCGGTGGATAACTGGACGATTGCCGGTGACGTGCTGTATCTCGCCAGCGGGCAGCGCATCCACCGGGTCGATGAATCCGTCACAGGCGATGAGATCGAGCAAGGCGGCCAGCGCTCGGTCATCCCCTTTACTGGGGTCGTGCAATGGCCGTGGTTGGAGTTTGGGCAGCCGGGCGTAACCAAACGCCTGTTCGGGTTCGACGTGACCGGGGAAGGCGGCCCGATGCAGGTGAGTTTCGGGTTTGACCAATCGCAGCCTGCCGCCTTTACTCCGCCGTGGCCGGTGCCTGCCGACACCGTGCCCGGCCAGATTATCCCCATGCCGCTGGCCGCGCCATCACTGTCAGTCAAACTCACATGGGAGGGTAACACCCCGTGGCAACTCAATACCGTCACGCTGTATCTCAATGACCGCCCCACGGGTAAGTAGTCCGTTGCATTGCAGCACAGACCCGCAAAAATGAGGCATCCGTTCATCTGGGGGACTCTCTCATGCCACACCGCCTCGCTGATTCCACCATCGCCAATGCCGGGCACTACACCGCGTGGGGCGGCGGCAGTGTCGCCATGCTGGGAGGTTTGACCGCCAACGAGTTTGCAGCGCTCGGCGGGATGGCGGCCGCAATCGGCGGGCTGTTGGTGCAATTGAATTTCAAACGCCGCGATGATCGGCGGAAAAAGATAGACGAAAAGCGCAAGGCCGCAGACGAACAGCGCAAGCAGGAGCTGCACCAACTGGCCGTCAAGCGACTGAAGCGACTGCTGCAAGAGGGGGATGCATGAATATGCGTCAACGTGCGCTCATTTGGAGCGGCAGCGCGGCACTGCTGGCGCTCACAGCCCCCTTTGTCATGACTTGGGAAGGCAAGCGCCACGCGCCGTACCGGGATGCAGTCGGCGTGCTAACGGTCTGCTACGGCCACACCGGCGCTGACATCGTGCCGGGCAAGCGCTACACGCTCGACGAATGCAATGCGCTGTTGGAGGCCGATCTTGAAATCGCCCGCAGGCACGTCAACCGATGCCTACCGATGCCCAAGCCCGATCACACCGAAGCGGCCTTGATCTCTGCCGCGTTTAACGTCGGCTCGCGCGTCGTGTGCGGCTCAACCTTGCAGCGCAAGGCGCTTGCAGGCGACTGGAAAGGCGCGTGCGCGGAACTCGACCGCTGGAAATACGCCGGTGGCCGCGAGCTGCGCGGGCTGGTACTGCGCCGCGCCGATGAGCGCGCGCTGTGTGAGGCGGGGTTGCAACTCCGTTGATTTGCGCTGCGAACGTGTGATGCTGATGCCCCAATAAAGCGAAAGCCCCGGCAGTTAGCCGCTGCCGAGGCTCTCTTCATCAACCCCCCTTGAGTAAGGCAGGGAGACCGATGCAATGAAGCATCCAGATTATAGGGCGCTTGGAGCCATTATGAAACACTTTGAATGCGCACCTAAAACCCGGCAGCAATCCGCTGGTGGTGAGCATGAATCGATTTATCGTCATCGGCGTGATTTCGCTCGCTGTGGGTGCATTTATTGCCGGGTACAACGCCCGCAGCCACCGCGCCGAGCGTGATCTTGCCCGCGTCCACGAGCGCCACGCCGCCGCACTCAATCAGGCGTTGGAGTCCGTCCGCGCCATCGAACAGCGCCGTATCGCCGATCTAGAGACCCTACACCATGACACACAAACCCAATTGGACGCGGTGGCTGATGCTGTCCGCCGTGCTGTTGATGAGCGCGTGCGAGACATCGCGGCGCAGTATGCCGCCCGTGAGCGTGCCGCCGCCGATAATCCCGCCGCTGCCGGACAGTGCGAAGCAGCCGCCAATGCCGCACGCGTGCTCGCCCAGTTGCTTGGAGACCTTGATGCGCTGGCGGAGGTCTACGCGGCAGACGCTGACCGACGGCGCATCGCCGGGATCGCCTGTGAAGCCGCGTGGGAACGATTGAGGCAAGACACCCCATGACCAAGTTTCGTGACCAGCAGGGACGAATCCACCGGCTTGGCGATGGCGGTGAGCGCTTTCGTGGCACTCCCCCATCACGCCAGCGCCAGCCCGAACCGCTCATGTCGCTGGATGATCTCGACCGCCTGCGCGATGATATCGATTCCATCATCAGCGAGATTCAGGACTCGCTCGCGTTTAAAGAGTTAACGGAACTGATCGAGCTGATCGGCCTTAACGCCGAAACGATCATCGAAAACATCATGCGCGATTACCAGTTTCAGGACATTAGTCGCGACCACGGCGACAAGATCAGTCAGGCGCACACGTCAATTACCCTGCTGACCGAAGTTCATAAAGTCGCCGCCGAACAAATTACTGAACTGTTCGCGCGTCTGGATACCGCCGATGCCAGCATGCAGGCGCAGTTTTTGCAAATCAATCAGGCCATCGCCGATGAGGTGAGCGCCCGTGTTTCGGCGCTGACCGAACTGCATGCGCAAGTCGTCGCCGATAACGAAGTACTGTCCGCCGCACTCAACCAACGCATCAGCCAAGCCGAAGCGACCATTGAATCCGCCCGCGCCTCGACCGAGGATCGCCTGCAAGCGCAGATTACCGGCAACAAGGCCGCGCTCAACGTCCGCATTGACGCGGTCGAAGTCAACGCGGAATCTGCCCTCGCCTCTACAAAACAGGCATTGATCGCCCAGTTTACCGCTGCCGATCAGACGGTGAGTACCGCCTTGAGTAACGCCATTACAGAGGTCGAGGCCAGCGCCGAAGCGGCGCGGATTGAACAAAAGAACCTGATCTTGGCACAGGTCAATTCAAGCATCGGCGTGGTGCAACAACAGGTCAATACCAAAGTCACCGCCGCCCAAGCGTCCGCAATCGCCAGTACCCAGCTCGAAGCCTTCAAAGGCAACCAATTTGCCGCCCTGCAACAGCAATTCAACGTCAAGGCGGGGGAACTGGATACGCTGTATGGGGCATGGTCGGCCTCATATAGCCTCAAGATCAACGCAGGCACCATCGGCGGGAAACCGGTCATTGCCGGGATTGCGTTGTCGGCTACGGCAGGCACCGGCAGCGACATCATTTTCATGGCAAACCGTGTGGCGATTGTCCAGCCCAATTACAGCGGCGACGCCTCACAGCTTAAATACCCCTTTGTGGTCGGCACGGTCAATGGCGTTTCCACTGTAGGCATTACCGGGCAGCTATTGGTGGATGGCTCCATTACCGCCCACAAGATCACCACCAACACATTAGCCGCCATTACCGCCAATGCAGGCACAATCAACGGCGGGACGTTCAAAACCCACACCATCAATTCGCAGGGGCAGGTCGCAAATCCCACCGAGTTTCGGGCGGAAATGTCCAGTTTTGGAAACTGGCCGTTATGGATTGGCTCCGGGGTCAAGAGCGCCAACAACGCGGTTATGTGGATAGATCGCCAAGGCAATGCCATGTTCAAGGGCAAGATCAATTCCCAGAGCATTGTTGGCGAATTCCAGGAGCGTTTCTGGATAAACTGGGAAGGAAATGCGATGACCTACCAGATCACAAGCATTAACAACGGCAATCCTTCCGGGACCAGCCTCACCCCCACTATCGTGGAATTCACGCTGCCCGCTCCCAAGGCAGTAGGCGAAACCCACATTCCCTATCTGGATGTGGTGGTCGAAATGCTGTCGCTAACAGCCTCAGTGTCTATTCTTCTTGAAGTCTGGGAAGGGGGCGCATGGCATTTGGTGAGAAAGCGGGAAGCCCCCTATACACATCTGGCATGGAGTGGAAATGACAACACCCGTCCAGTAATGGAGCAATACATTCCGTTCAGCGTGTTTCACCACCAGGTTTCAGTCGCGCGTAAATTTCGCATCCGCGTCACGTCCGCCTATGCGCGGTCGGCTTATTCCAATACAGCTCAAATAGCCGGGGTGCGAAGGGTCCACGGCTACATGATTGGCCTGCGCTGAATTAATGAGGATATTATGAGTACACCCGGTTATTTATCCAACTCCGAACTTGCGGCCAAAGTGTCCAACTTGGTGGACCGCTGGAATACCCGCGAAAACCAGATGATTGCGTTTATCTCGCAACCTAGCGGCACGGTGTTTGTGACCGATGGTTTAGGAGTCACGCACGAATTACCCTCATTCCCGCAATTGCAATTGGCCGCTGCGGAGTTGACCGATGATCTGACCGGTGCCGTGGCCCAGGTGACGGGCAGCGTGGATGCCGTGACCGAGTTTGCCAGTGCTGCGGAGGTATCGGCGAGTACCGCCCAGAGCGCAGCAACCGATGCGGCCACGGCCAAAGACGAGGCGCAGGCGGCACAAGCCATTGCCGAAACCAAGGCTGCCGATGCTGCCGATGCAGCCACCCAGGCAGCCAACAGCAACGCCTTGGCTCAAGCCGCAAAAACCACCGCCCAGAGTGCAGCCGATGCGACGGGTAATAATGCGGCCACCGCCGTATCAGCGGCG